ATGCAGTATAGCCAGCGTGGTGCTTTTGCTGAAACCAGGCGCGAGCAACACGGCAATGATGATCGGCGTCAGAATGAGTTCGGAATCGGCATTGGCAAACAAGGCGCACAGTCGTTAATACCCACCAGCAGTTCCGCCAAGACTGCGACAATGTCGTAAGAGAGGCCTTCAGCCAGGCAAAACAGCTCTACGGTGCGCCCCGGCTTGCTGAGGAAGTGAACCTGGGGCCTGAGGTACAATGTAAAAACGATAGCGTCCAGCCTGCGCCGTCAGGGGCTGCGGCGATCTCAGTCCGGAACAATTTGAAAACCAGAACCTCGCTTAAAGCTGTGTCCACAATACGCGGACAGGATCAAAACTGTTAGTGTGGCTGGCTTACAAGAATGAAGTGAAGTTGATTGATATAACAAACACTCCTGATAATGTTAACTGGCCTGTTCCTCCGGGGGGCGAGCCAGCCATGATTTGAAAAGCACATGAAATCACTTTCACATGAATTAATTTACATTGGAAATAAAATATAATAGTGCTTATCATTTTTATTTAAGTTAAATATTTTATAAATGGTTTTTATTTACTCACCTGATGGTAATGAATAACGTTTAATATCTATAGTAAAGGATGCTGTAACCGTAAGGATAGTGTGCCACAATTTAACAGGTAACATATTATGAAACACGTTAAGAGCGTATTTTTAGCAATGGTTTTAATATTACCATCTTCACTATATTCTGCTCTTACAATAGCGGCAGACTCTCAAGATCATAAAAAAGAAGAAACAATTAAGCCAATGCCTCAAAAGTGGTGTAATCTTTGGCCTGCTGACATACCCTTCCCTGAAGATTGGTTTAAAATGTGTAGAGGTTATTGAGTATAAATTTAATATACTAACCAGTAACCATATCAGTTATGACAGACAGGCCTTCTTCATATTTGCTATAAATAAGGCCTGAGCTTTCCTGACAAATTATAAACTACTGGCTGGGTTTCTCCGGCCAGACAGGCTTTAAAGTATCAACACGGTTTACCTGTACCCGGTACTTTCTCCATGCCAGAAGAGAAGCTTTTTCTTTATTGGTTGCTTCGTCCAGATCCACTGCATCCTGTAACGGCGCGATTTTTTCAGACGTTATTTGCAGGAGTCTGTTTTTCGTTCCTTCAGCTTCACGAAGTCTGGCTGCGGCCTCCGCAGCTTCATCATTCATCCAGACCTGAGCCTTACTATCCCATTTTTTGTATCCACCACCTGGTGAAACTGATGTGACGTTTTCAGGTAGCGGACCAAGATCGGAGATATAAACCTGATTGCCGGCTGTTGTGTCGTAAACCGTCTCGCCGCGGTGATCCTCCTGCAGACTCCACGTTTGGGTTTCAGCGTCAAAAACAGCAATATGACTGGAGGGAATATCAGGAGGGGCTATATCAGTACAATTTGCCGGGCGACGCTGTCCGGGGGGGACCTGACCACATCCGGCCCCCATTGCAGGTAATGCAACAGATGTAATTTTCCGGTCTTCTCCGGCGCTTTTATTGTGCTGAAAAATTGCCAGTAACGCAGCCCGTGTTGCATTATAAACCGCGTCGGTGCCGTCAATAATCAGCGGAACGCGCATCGTCGGGGCGGGAACCAGCCACGGATGTTTACTGTTACCCGTTTCAATAACAAAGGCGGTGCCGACGGGCTGTTCCCCCAGGTATTCACGGATGATATTTTGCTGTACCCGTTCCTGTAATTGCGACCCGAAATATGCCGTAATAGCAGCATCCACACCGCCGTCCATAAGACCAAAGGTTTCCGCATTACCGTCTGCGTCCACAATAACGACGTGTCCGTGTGGACCGATATACATGGTGTGCTCGTGTCCTCCGATATAAACTGTATGCGCATGGTCGCCAGCGGCCTGTGTCCACGCACCACCTCCTAGCTGAAATGAAGTGTGATTGGAATCTCCCCAGTATGAATTGATATAACCGCCGAACTGGTTAGTATGATTGCCCGTGGTATTAACGCCCCTTTTCGGAGTCAAACCAGTTCTTACGCTCTTTTGGAGTCATTTTATTCGGGTCCTGATGTTCAGCAGCCTGGGAAACGGGCGTTTCCATCAGTACGCGGATCACATCCGTCAGGAGATACAGCTTGTTTTTTTCATTGCTTCCCAGTGCCAGGGGAACGCCCGAGAGGCGACTGACAACCGTCTGTCGATGTAACCCTGTAATAGCGGCAAGCTGACTGATATTGCATTTGAGGTTCTTCAGTTCGCCGTCCATTTTTACCTCTGGGGCTGTTTCTTAGCGCGCCCTCCCCCGGAAAAACAAAATATAATGAACAAAAAACATACAAACCATCATCTTTTAAAAATAAATTACATTAAAACAGAGAGTTACAACATGATGATGATGCATGAAAAATCAAAAATGCGCCAAATCCCGCGCCGCTGCCGCCCCGTGGCAGGCCGCCCCGCCGGGAGTACCTTTTTAAAATGCGAACAATTATCAACAACTACCACTTAATGATTATTTATTTCATTTTGCGATATTGATTATCATTTTCAATAACAACACACAGAGAACATAAATGAAAAATATCATCACTATTATCGTAGCCATTATTATCGTTTTTTATGCAGGTATGTGGTCGCAGAAATTCCTGATGGAAGATGAGTGCCTTGACTCAGGTGGTTCATACAATGAAAATGGAATTTGCAATATTGCAGGCAGTCATCAGGATGTTCCCCCTAAGTAAGCAGAATGCTTTTTAAATTCGTTACCCACCTCTACAGATAAGGAGGCGAATGGTCACTAAAAGTAAAATCCATTGCAGAAGAATTTCCGGAAAGTTGTTATTCCAGCACCCCGACAGGTTATTCAGACAGATTTCAGCTATATCAAAACTGAGTGAGTACTTATCAGTTTCATCTGGTGAAAAACCTGTTCTTATTCATCTGGTTCCATCTGATGATATGTAGTCACTTTTTTACAGCAATATTACAGGGGGAGTTTCAATGCCTCCTGTAATTATTTGACTCTCTCACCGAATCATATACTCGTTCACACGTCATTCCTGCCCGGTAGCGCTCGTCAGCGATTCCAGCATAATGTTTAGCTTCTTCTGCAATATCTCCGAGCATGTTGGCAAGCATTCTGGCGTCGGCGTTGGTTGTTTTGCTTCTGACGGCAGCAGCAAGATTTGCGGTGTGCTTTGCGGCGTCCAGGCGGGTGGCAAGTTTTTTTTGCTTCGGTACGCAGCTGGCTAACAGTGGCAGACAGGCCAGCAGCAGTGGCAGCAGATTTAGCGGCTTGCGCTTGTGCATCTTTCACAGCCTCATCACGGGCAATAACGCGGCCCTGTTCAATAATACGGGCGGCGATCTGGGCGTTGACTTCCTGAGAGGATTCAGCGCTGTCGCGATCTGCCCATTTTTTTTTGCCAGCCCCTGTCACTCCAGACATTACCGGCGATAAACGCACCAGCCATCAGCAAAATAAACACCAGCTGCAACCAGTATCTTTTCAGAAGAGCAGATAACAGACTCATACCAGCACCGATTTTTCTTTCTCAAAGCGCTCCCGCCGATCACCGATGCCGTTCCGCCCTCCGTTGATGATCTGCGTAACTCGTACCAGGTCGCCGGAATATTTCAGACACCCTTTAGTCACAAAAAGCCACGCTGCGGATCGGGCGGCATGACGTTCTAGCTCAAGCTGTCCTGGATTCGCCACTAGATCCAGTTTCAGTGCAACGCCACATCTGGTGTAATTCTCCAGCCCGGTAATCCTGATCTTCGCCGAACGTGGTGCGAAAGCTTTCTTGCCGTTCATGGCGTTCGCGATCCGGACTGGTACGAATATGTGCCTGATAACACCCCAACAACCCATTAAGAAAATGCAGCAAGGCTTAGTCAGGCGGACAAATGTCTGCGGGATATTGAGGCAGGGAGATTTCAGTGTGATGAAGAAAAACAGCAACCGACAGGCGAACTGGCAGATGAACCAGCAACGCCTGAAGCAGTGGAACAGGACACAACTGAACATCATCCGGACCCACAGCCGCTGGAGAATGAACCACCTGTAAGCCAGACAGAAGCAGGCTACCAGAAAATACGGGCAGAACTGCACGAAGCACGTAAAAACATTCCACCCAAAAACCCGGTTGATGTTGGTAAACAACTGGCAGCCGCGCGCGGTGAATATGTCGAAGACATCAGCGACCCGAACGATCCGAGGTGGGTTCATAACAATTACAGCGCCTCAAATCAGGGTGAAAAAGAAGAAGTGGTGCCGGAGGGAAAACAACCAGCAGCAGAGCCGGAGGCTGTCACCAGAAACGCGGACGGGACTTTCGATGTATCAGCGCTATTCCCGCCCCCCTCAAACCAGACCGAAAAAACGGAAGCCAGAACAGAAAGAGATGGAGAAACGCCGAAAGAGAGCAACCAGCAGGAAACGGCTGGCGATACAGGGCAGGAAATTACAACGGACGGTGGATCAGGTACTGGCGGTGATGAAGCTGGCGAAGCGGCAGATCCCGTAGAAAACGGAAATTTCACTGTCCCTGATAATATACAGCCAGGTATTTACTATGACATCCCTAACGAGGCGTATCACGCTGGCCCCGGCGTCAGTAAATCACAGCTTGACGATATCGCAGACACACCAGCAATTTATCTGTGGCGTAAAAATGCCCCCGTGGACACGGAGAAAACAAAGACTCTCGATACAGGAACGGCTTTTCACTGCCGGGTACTGGAACCAGAGGAATTCAGTAAACGCTTCATCATCGCTCCGGAATTTAACCGCCGTACCAGCGCAGGAAAAGAAGAAGAGAAAACCTTTCTGGAAGAGTGCGCCCGGACAGGAAGAACCGTGCTTACGGCAGAAGAAGGCCGGAAAATCGAACTTATGTACCAGAGTGTGATGGCGTTAACCGAGTGCATTGCTGGAGAAGTTGATCAGTGAGTCGAAAAAAGTACGATGCTAACCTTCCGAGGTACCTCACCTACCGTAAGGCCAGTAAATCTTTTTTCTGGCGTAACCCGGTAACTGACAAGGAATTTCCGCTCGGTCAGATCGCCCGCAGGGACGCTATCACACAGGCCATAGAGGCAAACAACTTCATAGCGCAAAACCACACGCCAGTGGCGCTTATTGAAAAACTAAAAGGAACGGACTCATTCACTGTGTCCGCATGGATTGATCGCTATGAGGTTTTATTACAGCGCCGGAGTCTGTCGGTTAATACCTACAAGATTCGCAGTAATCAATTAGCGACCGTACGCGAAAAAATGGGGGAAATAATACTGGCAGAAGTAACAACCAGGCACATTGCCAAGTTTCTTGAGTCGTGGATAACCGAGGGAAAAAACACTATGGCGGGAGCAATGAGATCAGTTCTATCTGACATGTTCAGAGAGGCTATTGTCGAAGGGCATATTGTGAAAAACCCGGTGGAAGCAACCCGGATACCAGAGATTAAGGTGGCCAGGGAACGCCTGCAACTGGAAACGTATAACGCCACACGAGCGGCAGCAGAGCATATGCCTGCATGGTTCCCTCTCGCGATGGATTTAGCGCTCGTTACTGGTCAACGTAGGGAGGATATCGTAAATATGAAATTTAGTGATGTTTTTGACAACCGCTTATACGTAACTCAGATTAAAACCGGAATGAAAATAGCCATTCCCCTATCCCTGACCCTTGAGGCACCAGGGTTACGTCTGGGAACGGTTATCGATCGCTGCCGGCTGGTAAGCAGAACTGATTTCATGATCAGTGCAGGAATCAGGAAAAATAGCCCGACCGGGAATATTCACCCGGATGGGCTGACAAAGACATTTGTAAAAGCAAGAAAAGCCTCCGGCGTTAACTTCAGCAATAATCCACCGACATTTCACGAGATCCGAAGTCTGGCCGGGCGGCTGTACAAAAACGAGCACGGCGAGGTGTTCGCCCAAAAACTCCTGGGCCACACATCAGCGAACACCACGAAACTCTATCTCGATGAGCGTGATGATAAAGCTTATATGATGCTCTAATACTCCAATTTTTGTTGTGAAATAAATGTTAAATTTAATTTGATTGTGATATAACCAAAAAGACCGGAATACAGAAATTCGGAAAAATTTCGGATCATTGATTTTAATTAACTGATTTATAAGAAAAATAAAAAGAGACCGAATACGATTCCTGTTTACGGCAACAATTGATCTTTCTCTTTAAATTCATAGGGTTACATATTAATTAAATGATTTTGACGATTAGAATACGTTATTTTTAATTCTAATAGATTCAATTAGTTATCACTTTTTACGTTTTAATTCGGTCGTATTTCGGGCCATTTTGCGTATAAATCCCCCGACCAAACAAACTCACTGCCCAATACATCACTCGACCTCTTCCACTGGTGGCCTCCCGATGCCAAATGCCCATGTAGACAAAGGCTTAATAATGATGCCAACAAAAGCGATCACGAAAAGTTGAACAGATGCCTGGTTTCAGATTAAACACATTGATTAGTCATTCTTAACCAGTAGAATCCGCCGCGACTGGCAACCATTCAATACTCGCACTATCGAACAATCGCCAGTTTTCCGCAGCCCGTTCCTGCATACGACGTGGCTGCGGAACCGCCATACCGAGCAGTCGTCAAACATCCCGGATCGCGCATCGTCAACGATGCAGGTGATCGTGAACAAGATATAGTTTTCCACAGTTCGTACAGGATAGGCCTCCTTATTGCTGCCTTCGCAGTGACAGTAACTGTCCCTGTGCTTTCACGTCCTCACCTACCATGTTCCCGATAAGTTAATTATATGAGTGTATAGGGGCTATTCGGCCATGGGCACAACCTCTAAATCTGAAGGAAGTTCATCAATAGATACAATAATGAACATTTATTTAAAGATCTTTGTAGTCAGTCCCTGTTAGGTTGTCGTAACATAAGAATATCGTTTAATTTTGAATACAGACAAAGGTGATTGATTATGAATGTTGGACATGTGGCTACAGAAAAATTCTGTACAACTGAAGTGAGCGCCTGTAACAGCCAACAGAATACTTCAATTGATTTATCCTCCTGTATTATTAATGCTGCTTCAGAATGTACAGTTTTTGTCAGAACAATAATAAAGAAATCGGACAGTTATGATGCTATGCAAATTGACAGGCTTAAAATTGACATGCAGGAAAAATACGATACTCTTAATTTACAAAGAGAACATCACAAGAAATTCCTGCAAGCTATAAAAGCAAACTCTTTTGACAGATCTATGATTGAAAGACCAGAAAACCCAATACCTCTGAGTCTAATATATTCTTCCATTGATTCAATAAAATATAACACAGGGAACTGTGCTGATATGTCGCTAATTTTAGGTGCGATTATTGCAAAATATATACCACAAAGGCTAACTGGAATAGGCTTTTCGAAAAATAATGTGTTTGATGCCAGAATAAGCACATCCCTTATGTATAATAGCGCGTCAGGAGGGAATCATGTGGTCGTTCTTTTGACTTTTACTGATTCAAAAGGAATATCGGAGTATATACTTGACCCCTGGCTAGATGCGCGCATTTTCAAAAAAGAAGAGTCATATGAAATTTATAAAAACAATAGCAACAAATATATCAATGAAAATCATTGCTTCGAAGTATACGATAAATTTTCTGCTATAATGAATAGCGCTGAATATATAGAAGCTATCGCAAAGACAATAAATAATTTATATGGAGTTAATCTTGATAAAATTCAGTTAACCAATCCATTTGAGTTTATATAAATAACTCTTACAAATGATTAATGGAGTATTACTTTTCCATGAATGGCATCAAAGGCATGTTACTCGCCGGAAATTTTCTGTACAGCGTCGACAGTCCCACTGTCATAAATGATCGCTACACTTTATTACCATCAGTTCGCTCTTCTTTCATCATGGCTTGCTCAATAGCGATATGGGCGGCTTCCTGTTTCTGATTCCAGATGCTATCCGGTGGTATTTCAACCCGAACGGAAACGAACGAATCAGCAGGAATATCAACCGGGTCTCCATTGGTCAGCCCATCGATTTCATTTCTTGCAAAAAAAGGGGCATCTGAGTGTGTGCGGTGACATGTTTTTACCAGAACAGTTGCTGGAGGCGCAGGATCCCGACAGGAATTGTGAAGCCATATTCAACGAGCAGGGAACGAAGCTGGTTGGCCAGAGCCGTTCTCTGCTCAACCATTAGTTGACACGTGTTTCGAAGTGCCTTGATATCCTGCTGTTCTGTGGTTTTTACAGAAACAAAATGAATATCCGGGCGAAGCGCTGTCTCGCAAATTGCCAGATCATCGTTGGCATCGTTCTTCTGGCTGCGGACAAAGGCTTTCACATGTTGTGCAGGAATCAGTCTCACGGGGTATCCCATAGCACTGAACGTTCTTCCCCAAAAATGACAGGTTGAACAAGCCTCCATAGCGATAAGCATTCCGGGCTCGAATTGTCGAACGGTATCCTGCAATCTGGAGCGTGAGATTTTTTATTCCATGCGACGTAGCCATCATTCATCCAGACGCAGACCTGAAAAACAGATTTGGCAATATCGATACCAACAACTCTGATCGCATTCATATGATGTTACTCCTGGATTAATGCAGTCAGTAAAATTATGGCACTGACTACTTTAGGAAGGGGAGTCCATCACATCACTACAGTCTTGTAGACCGAGCTGATGCAACGAAGCCAGCCTAGCCAGTCACCTGTAATTTGTTGAGAGGACGGGGCCTGCGTACCATGAGCAAGATAATCTTCTAAGACTATGAAGTTTTGATGGAATATGTCTTAATATGCACAAAGGTATATTGCTTTTGATAGGTATACTCCTTCAATATATACGTGCATTTATAGAAATGATTATTTAAAGGAGTAGTAAAATATGTTCTTAACCTTTTCTAATGTGGCAATAACTTCAGATAACCGGATAGACAAATTATCTGAAAATGATTTAGAGCTTATTCGTGACACAGCTATACAGAGTGGCGGAAGGAAAGTACAGATACAATTACGTGATTTAGTATATGAAGTAAGCAATCGTTCTGTTGCAGGTGATTTATTCGATGTTACTCCTTCAGTTAATTCTGATACAGACCGAGCCTTGTATAGGGAGCGTTGTCCGGAATGGCTTGGAAACGCTATAAGGTTAGCAAGGCAATTAAATGATGGACTGAATATTTCGCATGAAAATGATTCAAATATGTCGACCACATCATTCTCAAATGGCAGACAAGGGTTAGTTGCTCAAAGTTTACCAGGAGCGCCTGCTATTTTTCATAAGCAACAATTAGTAGATAAGGTTGATTTATGCAGTTTCTCACCAAACGTTGATGAACTTTCATGTTCGGAAGACGATTTAACATGCCCTTTAATGTTAATTATTCCTGAAAAAGGCGTTTTTATGAAACCAAACCCAGAGTCAGATATATGTCAATTATTTGATGAAACAGCACTTATCCAACTTATTATTGACGGTTCCGTACATCCTTTTAGTAGGGTTCCGCTATCAGCAGACATGATAATACATAAAAATGAATGTTATTTCGATACTACAAAAGGTAATTTTGTAATTCCATAATTTAAACATTATTTTTATTAACATCATTACCTTTTACAAGTAACACCTTTATAGCCAGAACGGTCCTATTGGAGTTATGGATATATACTATCCATAACTCCAGACTACATCCAGCTTTACTTAGTAGGTTCAAATCTACTGATTAAATACAAAAGATATAAGGAAATATCAATATGCCAAGACCACTACATTCGAGTGCACAATCACCAAGCGATCCCCCTTTATCTTCACAAACCAGTGCCATTGCAGGTAGAGATACAATAGAGACTGAAAGTGCTAAAATGATCATCAGAAATAAACGCTTAACTCTATTCATAACCCCTCCAACTTGAAAATAAAACCCCAATACAGGACTTGAAAAATTCAATATCACCTGTTCTTAACAAAGAATTTACTTTAAGAAAAAATGATAAGCATAACATTTTTTATTAAAGTAAATTCTCACTCAACAAACTTAATTATTATATTCAATGACGATGAAGCATGAACTATGCTGGAAATGAAGGAAGTCAACGGTAAGGGTAATCTAAATATTCACGGGTGATATTATGAGATATCGTATATTTTTACCATTTCTTCTGGTGTTGTCGGCTGCAGCTTTTTCGACATCTGCCACGGCTGCTAGTGACTCACCCCCCCCACCGGATAATACAAAACATTCCTCCAGTAGATGGCCAGAAATCCCATGGGCTCTTATCGGCATGAGTCAGGAATGGTGTAATCAGTACCCACCAGATATTCTGAAGCCACCAGACTGGTGCCAGATATGTCGTTGTTAGTATACTGAATATTACTTCAGGCTGGCATATTTTATTGACGCCAGCCTGATTTTTCACAACTTCATATTACTGGCTTACAGGCACATCAGGCCAGTCAGGATTTGATGTATCTACCCGACTGACCAGGACGCTGTATTTTTTCATTCGTCGAGCTGCACTTTCTCATCGTCTGTTGCGATTCTAGGATCAATGGCATCCTGACTCATCTGTGAAAAATTCTGGCTTGGCTGGTTAATTACCCACAGTGGGTTTCAATGTATAAGAACAGAACTATTATCAGTAATATTTATATACTTGTTGAAGTATTATACAGCATATACCAATGAAAATAAGATTGCTTTTGCGTCGGATGATGCTTCAATTGATCTTAAACACAACTTATGATAATAATCAGTTAATTATAAATATTCTCAACTAAATGTATATTACTATCCATAAAAGGTTCATACTGTTTTGTGATTCATTCTGACTATTATCACAACACATTAAAGCGAGTAAAACCAATTCCTTGCAACTCATAAATATTTTTCAGGAGTAGATCATGAACACTTTAGACATATCCTCATACCCACCTAACTTACTTTCAGATATAGAGATTATTTATGGTAAAGCGTTACTACAACTCATCATGGAGTCTAAAAAAATCAACAGTGAGAATCTTATCTCGCTGTTACAAAATGCACAAAAAGAACAGCAATGGCTCGAAGATAAAGAACCATTATCTACTGCCCTGAAAATACTGGATAAATCATGAAAAGCAGCATTACATTTTCATTTTTACTTGTGCTTACAGTTATAATAACAGGATGCTCGTCCGGTAAGAGTAAAGGTGATTATAGCCTGGTGGATGGAATATACTTCTGGGGCCAGGATATAAGCGTATTTCAACCATGCCATACACACCAGATATACTGGCTTAACGGAGAAAAAAACACACTGAGAAGCTTAAAAAAGCATCACAACACAAATAAAAGTGTCTATGCTTCGCTGATCGTGCATAACGATGGGTATCAGGACAAAGGGCCTTCAGGCACTTATGATGAAACTCTTATGCTTGAGAAAATTATTAGTATAGACAATAGTGAAAACCACGTTGACTGTCTGAACTTTATAATTCCCAGTAAAAAAACACAAAGTTACATCCAAAAATGAACTTTCCGGATAAAAAATTGTCAAAGTAATATACATAATAAAATGTACTTCTGAGGATATATGGACAATACACTGATAATAATTACCATGCTTATTATATTCAGTATTTTTAGCTGTGCTGTAATCAAAGTAGGAATAGGTATATCAAATAACCCGGACAAAACTGATGAGTAAAAATCAGCATTTTCTGAATTAATGTCCCTACCTTACTATCAAAAATTAACAACGTTTTAAGGAATATTTCTTAATGAAATCAAAAGATACTTTAAAGTGGTTCCCCTCTCAACTTCCTAAAGTTCGTATTATCCTGGGTGATGCTGTAGTGGAAGTAGCGAAACAGGGCAGGCCTATCAATACCAGAACATTGCTTGATTATATTGAAGGAAACATAAAGACCAAAGCATGGCTGGATAACAAAGAACTACTACAAACAGCAGTATCAGTTCTTAAAGAAAACCAGGATATGAATGGGAAGATATAATACATTCCAAAAAGGAGATAACCCAGACAAAATTTCACCGCCTGACCATCACCTGTTATCATTTAATTATAAAGCAATCAGACAAACAATTATCAACTTCTGTAAGAACGTCTACACTCTCTTTTACTCAGTCTGGACAACATGTTACTTGTCTCTTACAACTATCAGAATAAATATATATCACCAGTTAATATAGAAAAAATAGTTTTCTTTTAGATAAACGCTCTCTTTTCATGCTATACTCGCCCCAAATCAATAAAATTCGGAAAACAGGATGTCCTATACCTTATTTTACTCACCAGGAGCAGCCAGTTTTGCAGTCCACTGGATGTTGTTCGAACTAAAAACGCCATTTACTGCTCAACTCGTTGATATTGAAAGTGGTAATCAACGCTCCCCTGAATATCTCAGTCTTAATCCTGTTGGTCGGGTGCCTACCCTTATCGTTGATGGAAAACCAGTGACTGAATCAACGGCTATTTTGATGCTTCTTGCCGAGCGCCATCCTGAATCTGGCCTTGCACCTAAACCAGATACGCCTGAGCGTGCAGAATGGCTGGAACTGATGATATATATGGCAAATACATTACTTCCTTCAATGCGAGACTGGTTTTACGCCGATAAGGATGGTAGTCTCGAAGACGCTGACGCTATTCGTACCCTGGCCCGTAGCCGTATTGAGGAAGCCTGCGAATATTTAGATAAACGTCTGGCAAATCAACAAACCTATCTGGTGGGTGACAGACTGACTACAGTAGACTTATTAGCGACAATGTTGATGCGCTGGACACGCAACATGCCAACCCCAGCCATGCAATGGTCACACCTTGCCAGTTACATTTATCGAATGAGAGAACTCCCTTCATTTTTACAGACTCATAATCAAGAAAAATTAGAGGGATGGTTAAATTCATAGTTCATTTGGTACTCTGGCGTAAATTACAAGAGTAAAAGCTCTGAACCTGAGTTTCATATATGCACTCCCTCCCCGTTATGTAATTAGTCCCTGCTCATACAACACTAAGTTCTGAACTACCGTACTAATATTTTACTGACTGACCGGAGAAACCAGCCAGTCAGTAGTTATTACTGTGGTAATGCTGGCCACCTGATTGCTATGAAGGTGGCCTCATCTGGAACGGCTGTTAAATCCAGCGTTTTAAGCGCCCTGATATACGCCATCCATTGAGTCAGATTTTCCTTATCGTCGTCACTGATTTCACCCAGTGCCAGTTCAGTTCGCCAGTCGGCAATGGTGCTGTTAGCTCCATCCAGTAGTTTCTGTCGGGTGGTTTCGGCCTTAGCCTGATAGTCAACGGGAACAGCCAGAACAGTGCCGTTCGAATATTTCCAGCCGCCATAGATATTAAATCCGACTGGTAGTTTATTGACCTCAACAACCGAAAAACCTGCCGGATAAAGGCGCGATACATCTTCGGCTACAGAACGTATTATATTTTCGGAGTCAATGCACAGCTTATATTTTTTGGTGAATTTACTCAGTGATTCGTAAAAGTCCTGACCATCTTCACTACGAAAATACAGAAAGTTGTTATCGTAGTCCTGGTCGTCAGGAATGTATCTGGTTACGTTTTTTAACTCCATTATATTTACCTCAATTATCCATTAATTGTACGCCAGCCATTACCCACCCACATTTGCAGTGGTCGATACGCAAATGTCACACCGTATGCCGTTGTTGGGTCATGTCTGGCCTGTGTCAGGAAACACCCTGCGGGAGCCTCATTAGGTCCATATTCATCTACTTTACCAGGCCATACAGGAGCACCGCGCTGGATATTCTGTACGTAACGATTATCTGACTCACCTTTTGTATATACGTTTCCTGATGATAAATAACGGGCGTCAAAATTACCGTAATTATCCGGAATAACTTGTCCATTAACAACAAACTGAATACTGCCATCAGTATTTCGCTGGCTGTATAAATGCCATCCCTGGTCGTCGCCAAGTTCAATAACTGTTGGGCGGTTTCCTCCGTCGCCCCACAAATTAAACCCGGCATTTAGTGCTGAATTATTAGTACTCGTCAGTGACAGTTTTTTTCCGTTGCCTGCGCGAATAGCTCCCAGAACTATCATTTCACCGGGAGCGACACGAACGGTGTGCTGGTTATTCGCAAATATATCCAGTATCCCGTCACCATTCTGTTTAAGCCCTGTATCGTTATCGCCGAATACAATCGAATTACCGCCAAGCGCATTGTCTGTGCCAATACCCAGCGGGCCATTCAGTCGTCCCCCACTAACTGACAGTGCCTCAACGTCACCGGCTGTGGGTTTCATCAGACTGTTAAACAGTGTATATGTCTGACCGTTCGTAGCGTTAGCCGGCTTTGTTTCTGAAAATTCAGGACTGGTGTGTAGTATTACGCCAGCGTTACTGGTGCAATCGTACTGTGCAATTAAACCGTAGGCATACCGCCCGATATTAATATAAATATCGTAGCTATCACCTGATGTGTTAATCCAGGCGATCTCGTTAGCAGCGGCAGGTGAACGTCTCCATAATGTGGCGGTAATCCCGACCGGGGAACCATTACCGGCACGCAGTACCAGTTCACTGATTGCCGCTTGCTCAAATGACCCAACGTTAAACCCCGACCCACCGTACAGTTTAATCACCGCAGTTGATGTGGCCTGTGGCATGAAGACCGTGGCAATTTTAAACCATCCCGATTCACCAAATGTAACGCTGGTAGAGGTTACAGCGCCGATAGTTCTAGCAAATTGTTTTTTGTCAGGAATATCAGCACCGTTCTGGTCTTTTTGCAGGGCGCCAGCGGCACGATTTATGGTTTCCCGTAAACCAACGTATTCGATAAGACCATCCACGCTCTTTCCTGACAGCGCCGTCAGTGTATCGTCCAGCGGCTGCTTGCCCGCCAGTTTATTCAGTACTGTGGTGGCAAAGTTCGGATCGTTTCCTAACGCGTCAGCCAGTTCCTGCAGGGTGTCCAGTGACTCAGGTACGGAACCAACCAGCGCGGCAATCAGTTTGCGGACAAACTCCGCGTTTGCTGTCTGAAGTCCTTTAGCGTCATCTGGTGGCGTCGGTGTGGTCGGCGTTCCAGTGAATGCCGGGCTGTCCAGCGGGGCTTTGGTCTGTACCTCACCCATAACGGTTTTTACCGCTTTTGGCGTGGCTGCCAGCACTTCACTGTCACTGTCCGCGGCGCTGCTTAACTTAACGATACCTTTTTTCGTCAGGCTGGCATCTTCCAGGGAAATCACGTCCGCGATATCTTCTGCCCGTTTTGCGGCCTCTTCTGCTCTGGTGGCTGCTGCTCCGGCAGCAGTACTGCTTTGCGCCGCCAGTGATGCGCTGGTATCAGATGCAGCGGCGTGAGTGGATGCCGCCGATGCTGATGACGAGGCGGCTGTTGCGCTGCCCGCTGCTGTACTTGCTGACGTTGCTGCGTTTGTCTCAGATGTTTTTGCTTCGGCTGCCGATGCGGCTGCCACCTTTTCCGACGCTGCCGCCGCAGTGGCTGACGCGCCAGCCTCACCGGCACTGGAGGCGGCCTGCGTTTCTGACGTCTTCGCAGCGGTTTCGGATGCGCCGGCACGCTCTGCTGATGCCTGCGCCGCCGTCGCGCTGGCGGCTGCGGCAGTAGCAGAATCGCCGGCGGCAGTACGGGAGGCATCTGCATTCGCTTCAGATGTTTTCGCTGCGGCTGCCGATGCGGCTGCCTCCGTTCTGGCCGTGTCAGCCGACGCCGCGCTGGCTGATGCCTCCCCGGCTTTTGTGGTCGCCGTACCTGCGCTGCTCTCCGCAGACGCTGCGGATGAGGCTGCCTGTGTGGCTGATGCTTCTGCCGCTCCGGCTGCATTCACTGCTGCCGTGGCGCTTTCCGCTGCCTGGCCTGCTGATGTCTGCGCCTGTTCAGATGCCTGGCCTGCAGCGGTGGCATTCCTCAATGCCTCCGATGCCTGGCGGGCAACTTCTTCCACCATCGCCTCAAAACGCCGCAGCGCCTCCGGGCGGACGTCGTCTTCCGTCATGGCCCCCAGAAAATCATTCAGGGTGCCCGGCTTTGAATCATCGTAGACCGTAATAACCCCGGCATGTGACGGGGGATACCCTTCCACCAGGAGTGTGACAGCGTACTGCCCCTGCTCCACATCCATGCTGTAGCGCCCGGCGTCATCCGGATTTTCCGATGCCACCGTATTCACGACCACCGTCGTACTGGTCCGGCAGGCCTTCAGCTGAATGGTGCAGTTCTGTACCGGCGTTCCCGCACCATCTTTCAGTACACCGGAAATAAGTACTGGCATATTGCCTCCATAAAAAAGCCCGCCCGCAGGCAGGCTTCAGATTCATTCACATCTCAGCACTGATTATCCGGGTCACGTAAATACGCCGGCAGCGAACACTGGACGCTCCGCGTGATTGTTTTGCCCTTTGCCTCGCGGTGCTGTTTCTGCCCGCGGTCAGTGCCGGTATAAATCCGGGTCTGGTTTTCAATATTGCTGTTACCGCTTCCCCTTCCGTTATCGGCAACGGCAGCAGTGGAAAATAAAACGGACAGGGAAACCCCTGCCGCCAGCGAAATTACGCGCGACATAGTCATATCTGTTCCTTATTAAACGAAAAGGACCGGAAATCCGGTCAGTTTGTGAAGTTGTTCCCCGATCGGGAAACCATCACCAGCGGCCAGACGGAAGCTTCAGTGGTGTACTGCCCGCCAACCCTCAGAGAGACGCTGATATCCACGGCCGGTGAAGTGGTGTAGACCGAAAAAACGACGGTCTGATACATGGCCGGAATCCCTGCGGTATACGGCATAACCTCCGCCGTTTTCACCTGGCCGTTAATATTTATCGTGACGGTGATGGCACCGGCGCCACCGTTACGCTCACAGTTAGCCATCACCGTGATGGTTTTCCCTATCTGATAGGTGGCGCTGTCGGTATACCGTGTTGAGGTGCTGCGTTCGTCGTTCGTCGCCCTGATGCTCACGCCCTGCATGACTTTTGAGCCGCAGATATCACCGACAAACTCTCTTGCTTCTATCACGCCAGAAAACTTACCGGAGGTGGCATTGATTTCTCCCGTAAACGAGCCAGATACAGCGTTGATATGGCCGCTGATATCCGCATTTTTCGCAGTCAGCTTTCCATCCGGCGTCAGGGAAAATGCCGGAGGATTCCCGCCACTGGTAATGGTCGGCGCGCTCAGGTATTTCAGGAACGCCTCATTCATGATTATCTGGTCGCCCTGCATGACGAATCCGGGCGTCTCGTTTCCGTTTGCCGGGTTAATATAAGCAATGCGATCCGCCGCCACCAGGAACTGGCTTATCTTCCCGTCAGGCGTGTCTTCCATGCTCAGTCCAAGTCCGGCCACATAATATTTGCCGTCTTTGGTCTGCTCTATTTTGACGCCCCACATGGCGTTCCATTTATCGTTAGCGTCCTTCCACTCCTTCGAAAACTGCTGCAGTTTGCTGGCGTTATCCTCCGTCAGATCTACTTTTTCCAGCAGCTCCTTACCCAGGTGACTTTCAGTTATCTTCCCTTTGAAAAAATCCAGATAGCCTGCGGCATCGTTGCTGGCCTGCCCTTTAGCCTCCACGAATGCTGATTTACCGACCTGATTCACAGCCCGGATATAGAAGTAATAATCCTTGCCGGGTTTGATACCGCTACTGGCCGCAATCCAGTACAGCGCCGTGCCAAGATAACGCGCACCGGCTTCCACCTGGCGGATATCCGTAATCTGCGCGTCTGAAAACCAGAACTCATACTGCACCGTCGGGTCGTATACCGCCTGGCGCGGTGTGGCTGTAATCTGGAAATAGCCGGGCGTGAGCTCAATAAATGATGGCGCCGCCGGAGCCGCGATGCTGAACTGCGTGCTGGCCGGTTCGCCCTGCTGCCCCTGGCTGTTCACCGCCCGCACCGTCAGGGTGTAGCGCCCCGGCGTCAGCCCCCGGAACCGGTACTGCGTATCCGGCGTTCCTGCGCTGCTTACCAGCCGGTCACTGCCATCTTCCGCCGCCACGTTCAGGCGCAACGAAAAAGAGACACCCTTAACGACTCGCGGTGTGTCCCAGCGCGCCAGTACCTGATACTGTCCCTCCTCCGCCAGAATTTCCGTGGTCAGATGCTGTATCGCCGGGGGAATGGTGCCGTGAATCGTTCCGGGCTGCGGGTCGAACGATGCCCCGTTGTCCACAATCGATTCTTTCTCCGGCACATGTTGTACGGCGGTGATGGCATACGTTCCGTCGTCGTTTTCCCGGACAGCCACGCACCGGAAGAGGCGCTGGCGCAGCGACGGCAGTTTCAGCCCCCAGACGCTGTATTCCGCCACACCGTCCGGTATCCGGCTGACCTGAACCTGCACACCGTCGGTAACAGACTGCACGTCCACGCTGACCGGCAGGCCTTCGCCATCCACCAGGCTTATCAGCGTGGTGCCGGACGACGGCAGGGTAATCTCCCGGTCAAGGGTCAGAATGCGACGGTCGCGGTCAACGGACAGAATCCGCCCGCCCAGGCTGACCCCGGCATAATCCTCGTCGCAAACCTCAATCACATCACCGGGAACGTGGCGCAGCCCCTCCGCACCCACACTAAAATCGACCGTCTGGGTTTCCAGCAGCTCCGTTTTTATCAGCCACAGCCCGGCGCGGTGCGCCTGCCCGCGACTGGTACAGCCAAACGCATCCATTTTTACCAGATTGCGTCCGTAGTGACTGATGGCGACCGTGTCTTCCACCAGTTCCGTGGACGTCTGCCAGCCATTATCAGGGTCAGTCCAGTTCACCTCTACCGCATTATGGCGGTCCTTCCGCGCACTGAAGCTGTAACGGAACGGTGTACCCTCATCCGGCATCACCACATTGCTGCGGGTATAGGTCCAGACTGTATCCGAGGGCCTGTCCTGCACGAAGGTCAGCCTCTGTCCGTTCCACACCGGCATACAACGCATGGCGGAGCAGAAGTCGGTCAGCACATCCCACGCCTTACGCTGCTGCGCCAGATACGCATTAAAGGTCATACGCGGCTCTGTCCCGCCGAATCCGTCAGGGACCATCTGGTCGCAGTACCGGCCAATGGCATACAGCGCCCACCGGTCCACGTCCGCCGCGCCGATTCGCTGTCCCATGCCATAACGGGGATGTGTCAGCATATCCCAGAGACACCACGCCGGATTATTGCTGTATGCAGGCTTGAACGTGCCGTCCCAGATGCCGCTGTAGGTTCGCGCTACCGGATCGTAATTCGACGGCACATGAATAATCCGCCCGAAAAAATGGTAATTTCGCGTCACCTGCTGGCTGCCGAACTGCTCAGACTCCACCTGCAGGCCAGTCACGGCGGTGTTGGGATAGCGCTGCCGGACATCAATAATCTCGGTATACGACGACCAGACCGTGTTGTTCTGTAACTGGTCAGTGGTACTGTCTGCCGTCACACGTACCATCCGGATACCGAATGGCCGGGGAGGGAGATTATCCACTATCACCGAGGCCAGATACTGTGTGGTGGTTTTCCCGGTAATCGTAATCTCTTTTTCCACCACCCACTGACCATAGCGCTCCAGATGGATTTGCAGCCTGACGGATGTCGGATTACGGTCGCCCTTGCTGTTGGCCTCCACCAGTGACTGCACGCCGAACGTAAAACGCAGGCGATCAATATTTGCAGCCGTGATGGTCCTGGTCACCGGATTATCGTGTTTAACCTGCACGCCGAGCACCGTCTCGGCGCCGGACGATTCAAATCCCTCCAGCGGGGTCTGTTCCTGCTCACCGACGCGGTATACCACCTTCACGCCGTGGATATTCGTGTTACCGTCGCGGTCCACCACCGGCGTCTGGTTTACCAGAACACTGTGCAGACCGTTCACCGGGCCTTCTATCGGTCCCTCGCTGATGGCATCGATGACGCTCAGCAGCTGCGTGGATTTCAGGTTATCCGGTGCCTCGCGGGGCGTATGCCCTTTTCCTCCGCCCTTTCCCATTTATTACCCCGTAAAACGACAAAACCGCCCGGAGGCGGTTCTGTCTGAATCTGTTCTGTTGTCAGCGGCCAATCACCACAACCTGACCACCATCTCCTTCATCAGCGGTACTGACTTCCTGGGAAATCACGCGTGACCCCACCTGCATCTCGCCGTACAGCACCGGCAACGTGTTACCGTTGGCAACCATATTATCCAGCGACGAGAAATACGTGTTCTGCCTGCCGTTATCGGTCTGCCTCATTTCGGACATTTTAGGTTTTGGTGCCAGCATCTGCGCCACACCGCCCAGAACCATCGACGCCCCGGTCATATACATACCGGATACCGCCGCCGCTCCCAGCCAGCCTGCCGGGTTCCACCAGGCAACGGCAATCAGCGCCGCACCAAGCACCGCCTGAAACACCCCGCCAGATTTGGCCCCGGCCAGACGCGGCACAATATGAATCACCGCGCCAGGCGGCAGCGGGTCATGCAGGCTGGTTGTCAGGGTATCAGCCGTAACATCGTCTCCGGCTATGCGTACCTGATACCAGCCGTCGTTCAGTTTCTGCCGGAGACCGGGCAACTGTACCGCCAGTGCCCGGACAGCTTCAGCACCACTGGCTACCTGCAGGCTGACGCGGCGGCAAAATCGTTGCAGATCCCCGTAAAGGCAGATGCGCGCCATGCCCGGTGTCGCCAGATGGAGTGCGTGCGTCGTTGCCATTTGTCGGTATACCTCTCACGTTTACTCAGTTGTTCAGGAATATGGTGCAGCAGCTCTCCGTCGCCGCAGTAAATCGCTGCGTGGTTCGGAACGGAGGAGCCAAAGCAGCAAATCAACACGTCGCCGGGCTGCGCACTGGCTGCGCTGACACGGTAAAACCCCGTCGTCTCCAGATTATCCAGATAGAGATTGTCACCATGCCGCCACCAGTCGTCGTCCCGGTGAAAATCCGGCATATCAATCCCCGCCAGATGATAGGCATCACGGAACAGCGTGTAACAGTCAAAAACCCCATGTTTAAAATGCCGTCCGGTCAGGTGTGGCACACAGCGGAATTTATGTACCTGGCCGGCGCATACCAGCCACCACGGCAGGTCGCTTTGAACCTGCAGCCTGCGGTCCACATCGCTCAGATACGGCTGGCCGCCAGGATGGCTGTGAACCAGCGCCACAATATCCCCCTGCGTTTCAGCCCTCAGCCAGTCCTCCGGCGCCATACGGAAATAATCCTCCGGCGCGGCAGAAATATTCACACAGGGGAGATACCGATCTCCCGCCTGTGTTCTCACCACGAAGCCGCACGACTCCGCAGGCGCACACCGTCGGGCGTGCGCCAGAATATCCTGTTCTTTCATGATGATTTACTGTGAAAGTTTATTAATGGAGAGGAAACCGCCAAAGTTTCCGGTATTGTCACGCAGGGCGCATCCCCGGGCGCAGCGGCTGCAGGCATCTTTTGCCGGATCGGCGGTAGGGTTATCAAATTCATCTGCGACAGCCGGTCCCGTATAACCGCATTCGTCAGAGCGGTATATCCATGTACAGGTATTGGCCAGCATAATTCGCCCGGGGAAGACACATCCGTCCGTTTCAGTCGGTGTTGCCAGGACAAATGTCGCACTTACCGCCGTCAGATCACTGCACTGCTCGATCACCCAGCGGCTTACGGATTCCTGCTCCGGGTCGGCCTCCTGGTTGCCGCTGTGAAAATTAACGGCATCGAGAAACCGGGCATACACTATCCTGCGGATGACCGTCGCTCCAACCAGGCTATGCAAATCCTCCACCATTCCGGTCACCATACCGTAAAGATTGGATACCTTCAGTGACGGGCGCGCAGCTGCGCCTTTGCCGTTCATTTCAAATCCGCTACCCTCTACAGGATAAACATCATATTTCCGTCCCTGCCAGGTAACCGCCTCCCCCTTTTCATTCGCCTCGTTACAAAAAAAATAACGATCCCCGCCAGACTGCGTCAGATCGATTTCCCACAAAGTGATCCTGGCGGACTGCGCCAGTTTAGCGGCTTCGTTCAGCGTATCCTGCGAAATCTCCTGCATCACTCCTCCTCAGATAACAACCTGTTCAAAAGTCGTGGTCACAGTCACCCAAAGAGAGCCAACGCTAATCGACCATTTGCGGCAAATCACCCGAATTTGTGTCCAGGTATAAGGCGGTGTCCAGAGAAAGGATTTCACTCCACCGTGGCGGGATAAAAATGCCTCAAGGTTCTGATGTTCTCCCTTACGAATCCGGACCGTTACGTTATACTTCGCCAGATGGTTGTTCAGCCCGGCTGGACGCCGTTGTTCATACCCGTCACCCAGTTTTATGGAGGTGACTTTTGGTTCTGATTCCACTGTCATATCAGGGCGGATCTTCCAGTTAAATGTTTCCATTGTTATCGCCCTCCTCCAGCAATACCCCCGTCACGCGACTGCTGTTGCCAGAAATCAATGGCGGCTTTTTTTCCAATGTTATATACGGCCTGTAATGCCTGCGGACCAATCTGTCCGTTGCCGGCGTCGTTGTGGATTTCAATGTTGTACTCAGGCGCAAACATCGCCATCCCTCCTGAACCGGCTGCCACGACACCCAGCTTACCGTCAGCACCACGACGAAGTGGTAATATTGCCTCCGGTCCTGCCTCGCCCATCACCCCGGCACCTTTGGCAAAAGCAAAAAATGTCGGGCGATTAACAATGCTGCCGCTGTACTGGCTGAGTCCTGCCGAACGGTACACGCCGCCGTCCGCATTCGGAATAACCGACAGCGCCGCAGAACTGTATGCCCCTGATGGTGTACTGCCGCCTGCCGATGTGCCAAAGCCGAACATTGCCAGCACTGAACCCAACAGTTTAGAAGCCGCAATACGTGCCTCCATTTTTGCAAGGTCAGCCAGGATGGAGACCGTCAGGCTCCGGAAACTGCCCTTTCCGGTCACGGCAAAATTCGCGATACTGTCCGCCATGCCGTTAAATGCGTTTGTGAAAACGTTCTCCGTCATGCCTGCCACATTGCCGCCCTGCGCCAGAAAGTTATCCAGCGCCCGCGACGCCCCCAGCGTCCAGTCTCCCTGCGCAGCGTCAACTTTCGCATTGTAATCCGCCCACTCAGCCAGCCGGCGATCGAGACTGCCCTTCAGCGCCTGCTCCGCCTGACGATATTCGTCAGAACCGTATGTCCCTTTTGCCTTGCTGTCGCGTTTAAGCTGCTCCAGTTGTTCCTGGTAGTGCTGCTGAATTTTCAGACGCTCTTCGTATCGGCCACGTTGCTGATCGCCCATACCCATTGTGGCCAGCGCCATTGCGTGCTGTTGCCTGACGCGGGATTCTTCGTCAGCGAGCTGGCTGGTCAATGTGAGCGTCTTTTTCTTCAGTTCATTAAGGGCATTCTGGTGTTGCAAATCCTGTTGTGAGATATCCAGCTTCTGTAGCGCAAGCGCGATTTCATCCTTATGTGCCAGTACGCTTTGTTCATCCGCCGTCAGTTTTTTACCGGACAAATCAGCGATGCGCTGCTGAAATGACAAAAGCTGCTTATGCGCTTCCGTCATTTTTTCGGTCGTGGAAAGCTTCGCGGCGGCAAGCTGCCCTTCAGTCTGCGCCTGTTGCTGGCTGTACTGCAAAAGCAGTCGCCTGGCCTCGTCGTTGTGGTAAGTCTTTGGCTTTTTCGCCTGTTGTGACAACGCCTTTTTATGACGTTCATTTTCGCGCTCCAGTGCGGCATTGCGTACAGCAGCATCGGCATACTGCATGGCGGTAATGCGCGCCACCTCCCGTTGGTGCCGCAGGGATTCAGTTTCATTATCCCGGTTCAGCGCGGCATTCTGCTCGTTCCGACGTTTCTGCGTTTCCTGATAATTACGCTCTGCCTGCGCCTTCGCATCCAGCAGGTCCTTCTGGCGTTTCTGTTCCTGAAGTTCGTTCAGCTGCTGCTGATCGTATTCAGTCTGGGAGGAAGACACCGTCCAGGGCGTTTTTCTGCCGCGCGCGATTTTTTCCTGCAGTGTCGCGATCTTTTCATCGAGCGTATCTTCCCGCCCGATATCCAGCATCCGATCCCATGCCCACTTCGCCGCATCACCGACAGCATTCCATGCTCTTTCAATCCAGCCCAGATTGTCGTGTACGTCTCCCATCCGCTTATTCATTTCTTCCGAATACGCGGACATGGCAATTTTCGCGGCATCAGCCACTCTTCCCTGCTCGCCCAGTACCCTGATTTGTTCAAGCTGGGTGGAGGTCAGAAAATGCAGTGTCCTGTCCAGTTCTTTCGCCGCATTCACCGGATCATCCCGCAGGCGTTTAAACTGGCGGATGGTTTCATCCACTGATTGTCCAACGTTTTCCTGCATTCTGGTCGCGGTACGGGATACCATTGCCACTGCCTGCCCGGTAAACGCTCCGCTACCGACCACCTGTGCCAGCACGCCTGCAGCGTCGTGCTGCGTGACGCCATTTCCGGCGAGCGACTTCGCCATCGCATTAAGCTGGCCTGTGGTTTTTCCGGCATAACTCCCGGTCAGAATAAGCTGTTTATTGAACGTCTCGCTTTCCTTAGCGCCTTCATAGTAGGCCTTGCCCAGCCCGTAAACAGCAGCAGCCACGCCGCCAGCCAGCCCGCCGAGCATCATGCCCTTCGGAGACATCAGTTGCTCGATCCACCCGGCGCGGTTAGCGAGCGTAATACCACTTCCCCGCAGTGCCCCGAAATTCCCACGGGCCAGCTCACCAGCCAGCACGCCCAGTTCACGACGGGCAGCAGCGCTTTTCAGTCCTAGCGTATGGGTGGCAGTTCCGGTACGCTCCAGTTTACGGATATAAATATCTGCGGCGCTGCTGACACCCAGTTCAGCCGCCTTCACCCGCAGCAGCTCGGTACGGGAGAGGCCCTGTACCGTCGTCTGCTCTTTCAGGGCGGCGTATAAACTGTGCTTTTTTCTGCGTGGCCAGCGCTTCGGCAT